AGGATGATGATCCACCCCGAGATTGACCAATGCCAGGCGAAGAGCGAGAGACACTCGACTGCATAGTAACTGGCATCACTTCCCGTTAGTCCACCCGGAGCTATTGATAATCGGTACCTAGCCCACACTTTATTGTGTGGGGGTCCTATGGTTATCAATCTAGTCGCTGGATGGGTTAAACGGAGTGATGCAAGAATGTACTTTGCAGCGGGTTCCCAGGTCGTTTCTGTCTGGCCACGGTAGCATGTTTAAGAAATGCTACTGTCTGTTCAAAATCTTTGTCTCCATACGGGACAAGAGAGTTCCAAAAACACTCTCTTGAATTGTAATCAAGCCCGGTGGGAGAAGATGATAAATTGGTGCGAACTTACGAATACAGTTCAGCATCAAGAAATCAGGAACAAATGATGAGCGCAACAGGTTGCCGAGAGAGTTAGAAGCAACAGCTTCAAACTCTTTGCTTGGACTCTCCAAGCACGAACGAAGAATCAGCTCAGGCACAGTTAGAAGTAACTCGGGACTATACCGTCTAAGACAAGGTCTAGATAAAATAAATTCATATTTTATATATCTCTTATCCGTTGGCGGAAAGTTCTCCGAGAACGAGAGATTCCTTCTCTGATCCTCCCAAAACGCAGGAAGCGTTTTGATGATCGAGAAGTTGTCCTCTTCACACTGTGAAATGCTGACTCGTTCCAGGCTTTCAGTCTTGCCTTTTCCTCTACCTCGGATAATTCCGAAATTCACATATTCGATCTGTACAATGTTTCGAATATACCTTTTTGCTTCCCCTATGTAAGGGAAGCGGTCAAGCGTGATCTTCGATAGATCATTATAGTTGGACTTTACCAACCGCTCGAGTGAATCGTCCAATGGAATGTCTGCATATTTAAACTCAAACAACTCAGAATTAATCTGGCACACCTTGTCATTCACAAGGTTCTTTCCCACAGAAGGGAAGAACCCCACGGATTGGACAGAATCCTTCCAGGGATCCACTCTATCAGGAGTGGTCTTGAAAAGGATGTCGTCTCCGTTGATTAAGACATTCGGTGCAACTAGTTGATCTTTCCAGTAGCTATACTGGTAGATGAGATAATTTGCAAGACATAGGACAATAAAGGATAGGACATGACCCATAAGCTGGCCATTCACCTGTTGAACTTTTCCAATCTTTACCGATTCATACGACTGCACAGGCCATGGTGAGTCCCCCTTTTGGAGGGGGCTCCTTGTGTAGTCGATCAAGGATCTACAGAACGTGCCCATTAAGGCATCGCGGTAGTCTTGGGAATAGCGTGAGAAAAGGAATCTAATCACTATTTCAGAGAGCTCAGAAGAGAGGTTGTCTGTTGCTCCGTCGTAATCGCCGGAAACAAAGACGTCACCCCTCTCATAGTCCTTTGAAATGAAATAGATATCTTCCACAGTAACAGGCCGACCAATCAATTCGAATTGGCGGTATTTAGATAGTTTTTGCCATAAGTAGCTCTGGGCGCGATTATAAACAATATAATCGCCCGTTGATGGTTTCGTTATAATACGACCTTTCAACGGTTCCAGAACCACACACGGCTGAACTACGTTACTGCTCAGCAAACCCAAGTCCTTGAGAAAGAGTAATTCCTCTATGATCTCATCATCACTGAATTCGGAGTAAACAGAAACAACGAATCGGTCAAGGTCCTCCTGTTCAATTATGGAGGAACCTCGCTTAAGCAATTGCCTACCCGTAATCTTTGTCATACCCATGAAGTAATTCATGGGAATAATATGATTATTGAAATCGGGATTCGCAATTACTAAGGCGGATCGTTTCGTTGGTTCTCTCAAGCATCGGAGGGCTAAGCCGACCTGCCCCCCATTCCTTAAAGAAGACTCAACTGTAGATTTACAGGAGAGTCTTCCAGACTTAGGTGAGTTTGGAAGGTCTTCAGGAACAATTAAGTTCTTGAAGTCTTCCCTCAACTGGGTCTGACAGAAGTATCTAAACTTATCTGTTAGAGGTTTGGGGGCGGTCGTCAGAGCCCTCGAATGCTTGAGGAGACTCCGGTCAACGTGATGAGGTCGTATTGGAAGAAGAGCCTTCTTCAGACCTTGGAAAAGGGAGTAGACGTGACCCAGAATGCGTGTTCTATGAACGCCATTTCGGTACTTCGCCTGCTCGCGCTTAAGGAAAACTCTCAGTTTTCTTGGGAAAATCGTTTCACAGATTAAGATCTCAGGTAGCGGTGAGGAATCATCCTCAATCAACCCGGTAAAGATCACGTTAGCGTGATACTTAAAAACCGAGTGACTTTCCGCAAAAAAGGCACATATCAATAAAGAATTGAAAGTGCCCTGTAGATCCTTCTCTGTTAAACTCATTCCAAAAGAATAACAAAAGAGCTTCATTTGTTCCAGATAGTCCGTCGCTTCATCGACACATAATTGGACTATCTCCTTCGCCCAACTCACCTCCCTAGAAGAACGGGAGTGAGTCGCCGCGTTTCCGCTTGGACAATCAAAGTCAATATAACTTTGATAGGCGGAAACAAGAGCTTGAGCGGTATGATCTAACGACTTTAAATAGTCGAGTCGCAATCCCTCCAAGGAAGCGAACTCGATAATTTTTGCAACGTCGTCAGTCAAACCACTGGAAACAACCACTTGAGAACAGAACTCGAAACAATCGCATTGTTGCTTGCGATGTTTCCCTCCTTGGTAACACATAACATGTGTTAACGTACGATTTAGGCTACCGTGGTACACTTTTGCCATAGTGGTCTCTAGGAAAATCGTCAAAT